TGTTCTCCAAGATGGGCAAGGGCAGGCCAATAGAAATCCCATCTTGTCTGTCTACTGAAATGTCTAGCTAATCCTTGCTGATATGTTAAATCAGCAAATACGCAAGCTAAACCAATAACTACACTATGTTCCGTGAATGATTTACTAAATCTATGTCCTGTAAATCCTGTAGTACCATAACCACTGAGATTACCTTGTGGTGTTGTTGTGTCTGTACTACTTGTTTGTGCTACAGGATTAATATTAATCCTGTCTTTTCCGCCACCGAGATATTCGGGGCGTTGTAATCTAGCATCAGGGCTAGTTACTCCGAAGTGACTTTGAATAACTTCGGTATATCTTGTGCCACCTCTTGCATCTTTTTCATACAATCTTTGTATTTGAAAAGCTTCTCTTAACTGATTTATTGTAGCTGCGGTTGCATCTGATAAATCAGCATACAAATGAAATTGTTCACCTACATTTGTATAAACAGAACTAGTTGTATCAAAATTACTATTTCCTCTAACATTAGCTTGATTTTGTGAATTACTATTGAAAATAACCCAGTTATTATTTTCACCACTAGATTGGCCAGTTATGTCTTGAATTTTGACATATGCCTGGTTTCCTAATGGTAAACTAACTGCATCACCTTTTTGTGGCCATGGCAAAGCACTTGTAAAATAATCGTGTCTTTTGCCTCGTTTTAATAATGTATAATTACTTGCTGTATCAGGCCCATCGCCTTTATCTACAGTTACACTATTTTGTAAGTTTTGATCTCTAAACCATTCATTATATATAAGATTATATGCTCTTCCGCATAAATTATTAAACGTTAAGTTTACATCAGTAGGTACACCAAAATAATCATATAATGTTGAATTTGATACTGTTGCTGTTGTTTGTGGTACTAAATAATCAGTACTATCTCCTGGATTATCTTGTTCACCACAAAATTTTTCCCAGTTGTTCCAAATAAGTCTATATGGAACTGCAAAAAAGAATGTTTCTATATATAAATTATCCATAAATGGATTAATTGGTGTTGCTAAACGGCCAAAACCGTTAGCATCCATGCTAAAGGTATCTCCTGGTAGAGCCTCATCGTAAAATATTGGTATTAAATAACCTGCATCAAATGTTGTTTTTAATCCATGATCTCTGTTAAAAACTGATCTTTGTATGTCTACTTTTGGTACTCTACTAAAATCCTTTGATAGAGTACTTGGTAAATTTCCTGCAGGCCCAAACATATTTTATTCCTTTGCTTCTTTAAGTGTTAATAATTCTATTACAATCTCTGGCGGATTGTCTGCGGTAGGGATTCCACCGACTTCGTCCCAGCTTCCTATTCGCATTAACGTGAAATCTTCTGGAAACTTGGAAAATGGTGTATTTCCATTGTTGATTAAATCTGTACATTGTCGTATTGCAGTGCCATCTGTAAGTTCCACAAATGGCTGCATATATGTTTCTGATTTTTTGTCGTAAATAGAATACAAATTCTTGTCCATATTTTTGTCCTCGTTTTTTAAGTTGTTGATTTTTATATAACATTATTATGTAAAAGTTACATAATATATAATACGAGTCAATTATTTTTTTTATAGGTCTCTAACAAGCCTATTTAATTGCTCTATTTTAACTTGTTCTTCTACAAATAGCCGATCCATACGTTCATCATATTCGGCATACACTTCTGGTGCGTTTTCTTTACGTTTGTTTTTAATTGCTTCTAGTTCTTCTTCCGATAATAAATTATCGTAATATCTAGGCGGTCTTATTTTTTTTCCATTAATTATACAATAATCATTGGGATAAACATCAGTTTTATATTTTTCAAACCATTCATATCCTATTCCTGGTTTTCTGCTCATTGTGCAATATTCTGGATTTATCACCTCCCCTGTCGTGGGGTTTATATAATGCGTTTCCGCATTTTTACCTTTTTGTTTTTTCATAATGTAGCGTGCTACATATGCACAACTTGTAAATGTTACTTCGCCAATTACAACATGACCGTACGGCCACAGCTGTTCCAGCTCTGCACTTCTATAGTATTTTTGTTTATTTCTTGTTTGCCACAATGTCCTATCAGGGAATTCATAACCAAATATAAGTGCATGGTAATGTGGTCTATTATTTTTTTCACCATATTCACCACAGTGAAAAAATCTTATTTTTTTGTGCTTCTTTCTCAGTCTTTTCATAAAAAGCTGAAAATCACGCACATCTACAGAAGCAGGATTGCTTCTTTTATTTAATTCTTCTTCATTAAAAGTTAATGTTATAAAACATGAATTTTCGTGCATTTGGTTTTCATGCACTAATCTTACAGCCCACTGTCTGCTATATTCTAATCTACAACCTACACACTGCCCACATGGTAAATTAAACCCTTTTGCGTAAGGGAACGGTTTATTAAACGTTATTTTACCTTCGCTTCTATATGCGAGTAGGGGATGGTAGCATGCCATTGCATGTTATATTCTATATCCGCCACGCATAGGTTTAACGTGGTTTCTTCTATTTATTTTCATTGCTGTTTTAGCAAAAATTCTTTTGCTTTTTTTTCTTGCCATTTTCTTTCTGTACATTTCTTTTTTCCTTTTTTTCTTGTTGAGGTGTCACTCCGCACAGTTAACATCAAGTAGTTAACTGCGCGGGCTCCTTCTGAGCTTCTTGAGCTGTTGATGGCTCACCAGCTTCAGAAGGAGCTTTTGTTGTAGCCGAGGACGGACTTACAACTTCTGGGGTTTGTATGAAACCCATCTCTTTTAGTTCTTCTTTGTTGTCAGGATCCGACACAAATTCATAAAATTTGCCTGGGTCGTTATCAAATTTTTTTCTTATATCTGAAGGAATTTTCATAAATTCCTCTTGTGCATCACGCACTAAATCTAACGCTTCTCGGTAATCATGAACTTCCGAGAAATCTCCGTAGCGGGCTTGGCCTCGCTGTACGTGTTCAATTATACCATTTCTATCATGTCTTTTTATTATATTAATGACATCACATTCTTCTTTAAAATGTTGTTGCGTAAGGCTTTCTCCCTCTGTATTAAACACATATTTTTTATGAGGGTCATATGCCTTACGAAACTTGATTGTTACGTTTACTGGGCCTTTTTTGTTTGTCATAATATTATCCTAATAATTTTTTCTTGCCCCATTCTCTAAATCTAATATCCCAACGTTTTTTGGGTCGTTTAACTTTAGGAATAGGGCTTTTTTTAATAGGCATATTGCCTTTTAATAATTTTATTGGTGGTTCATCTTTTACAGATGATTTTTGATTAAACAAAAATGAAAAATCACCACTTAAAATATTTAATAAACTTTTAGGTGTATTACTTATTTGTTCAATTAACTTTGGATTTCTTTCTAAAACTTCAGTTAATAAAATATTTAATGGTCGTGCATTTAACACAGCACTTCCATAAGGTTTTCTATCAAAATAATCTGCATTTTGCCGATTCAATCTTTCTTGTTGAATCATATTTTGTGCATTAGCTACTGAAAACGCAGTGTTTGCTGCGTTCTGCATTATATTTTCTGGATTGTAGGTACTCCCAGTAGGTGTACTGGCACCGCCTACTTTACCAGCTAATATTGGATTAAGACCTGCTTTTTTCATATCTTCCATACCTCTCTGATAAGAGGTATTAGACATTTCTCTTTGAAAAGCCATTTGCCTTGCGGAAGCTGCTTTTGCAGCTTTATTCCGCATATGTGTTCCTAATATATTGGCACCCGCTGCCGCTGCAATTTCGTACATTAGAAATGATCTATTAAACCAGGTACACCATATGTTGGCATTGGTCTGGCACATTTAAGTTTAAAATACATATCCAAAATCATATTTGGATAACTTTGTACGGCTGTTACTCTGTCTACTGGCGGATTTTCTTCTATAAAACTCGCATTTAATGCAGGTAAACTTCCAAAATCTTGTGCCAAATGCCATGTATCTAAACTTTGTGCAAAGTTTGATCTCATTTGACCTGTTATTTGACTTGGCTTATATCTGTATTCAGCATATCTTTCTTGGTAACCAAATACATCATCATCTGCTGATGTTCCTTGTGCATAAATTTCTTTATTAAGCACAGCTTGTTCTCCAAGATGGGCGAGGGCAGGCCAATAAAAATCCCATCTTGTCTGTCT